CGATTCAACGAAAGACTTGGGATCATTTACAGCACCCTGTGCTTTATCAAACATTCCCCCAAACATGCTCTTTACACCAGACATCATGTGATTCAATACACCTTTGGCACCACCCTCTTTCGCTGCACCCATCATACCTTGAACTCTGTTGAATTGTTTGGCAGATATTTTTTTACCATCTTTTGTGTACTGCATGGCAGCAGGTTGAGTGCCACCTGCTCTTTGAGCATCCATCTTTTCAAGTAATGCTCTAGTCGCAGGAGGCAAATTCTCTCTTCCTACCACTTTACCAGTTGGTTTTGGCATGGACTTAGGTGCAACCGTTCCAGAAGGAGATGATGTAGAATATATTTTTCCTAGTTTTTCTTTTAACTTTACTTGGTATGCACCTTGCCCATGTTTTGCATCATAAGCAGCAATTTTCTTTGGATCTGTTGACTTCATCAAGTCACCCAATCTGCTCTCAGCAGTATCATCGGGATTCAAATCTCCACCTGATGCTCTGTCTCTCTTTGCCATTTCGCTGGTTAATTTAGGAGACGCCTCTTCTCTTCCATGGTCACCAATCATACCACCACTAGCAGCGTATGTGATGCCACCTCTTACATCTGGTCTGTTAGTGCCACCAGCAGCAGCGTTCATCGATGCCATGGTGTCTGCTCCATACTTCTGCACAGCACCTCTGCTCATAACAAATTCACCAGGTGCCAACATGGCAGGCACTGTATCCTTGTTTGGTCCTTTACCCGGAACCATTCCCCCTTCTCTCATGGGTTCGGGAGTCTGTTGAGGTGCAGGTGTTGTTTGTGCTGGTGCAGGATCTTGTTTTGTTAGATCTACATCATCTTTACCACCATCACCCATTATACCCGCCACACCCAGAGCACCAACTGCTAGTCCAGCAATTCTTCCCATGGGAGACTTCAAGAATCTCAATAGACCAGGAAGTAATCCCAGAAGTTTTGGTATGAATTTAAATGTAATACCAACTATTGTTTTAAGTAATCCACCTAGTCCTGTGCCAAATAGTAAAACAGCGGTGACAATTGTAGGCCACCAGTCCATGAAGAATCTACCAAGACTCTCAAGTTTTTTCTGATTTTCTGGATCACCTAACCAATCAATAATACCAATTACAACCCTTCCAAGAATTACATTCTTTAGAAAATTAAATAGTGCATCTAGAGGTCCTTTGATTGGTTGAATGAGTTTACCACCAATCTTTTTTAATCCTTCAAATCTTTTCTTCTCTAACTTACTCTCAGCACCAGATCTTTTCTTTGTCTCTCTTCTTTTTCTCTCATCATTAGCAAGGTTCTTTGAAATGTTATTACTTGCTTTAAGCGATTTGAGTATTGACTTAACTGACTCAGAAATGTCAGTTAAAATTTTTATAATAGAATCCTGTTCAGGTTCTTTAGTGTTTTCTTCCTGACTCGGAGGAAGAAGTTTGTTGGGATCAATTTTATCTGCCGTTCCCATCAATTTTGGGATCGGTCTTAATGAATCTGCAGATATCTTTGTCTTCTTTGCTTGGGGTTTTACTTTAAATCTACCTTCTTCTTTTCTAACTCTTTTATATTCTTCTCTTAATAATTCTATTTCTTCTGTTGGTATTTTATCCTTACCAACAACACCATACTTTACCAGTGCTTCTTTCAAAAGGGAAGCATAAGTTCCGTAATCTAAGTCAAAAACATCCTCAAGACCAATCAGCCTAAGTATCCTTGAATCAATTGTTTCTGTCTTAGATGCCATTCTGCTGCTGATGTTTTAACTTTTCATCTTCAAGATGTTGTTGTAATAAAGCAACATAGATATCTCTCTCCCAAGGGATGAGATTCTCAATCTCCGTTAATGAATATTTATGATACTGCATCAAAGAAAAGTTAAGACGGTAATACCCCTCTAAACTCATATGAGAGAGGGCTAGGCGAAAAAACTAGCTAGTCCCTCAAGCACCACTTCACTCTCAACTTTAGTCTTTGGATTTGTGATCTTAATTGTATGAGACAACTTAGGCATCGTCTCAAAGAACTTCTCAATATCTTTGAACTGTGCAGAATTCATCTGCTCAAGAAAATCTTTGATCTCTTTCTTGGTGCAGTCTTCTGCTGCCCAAACTTCTTCTTCACTAAAGATATTATTAATGCATGATGCGATCAAATTGAATGATTGATCCATCGCACTTTCACTCTGGAAATCAAAATTGTTCTTGATAAATTCATCAAGTGATGGATATCTCATTTCCATCATCAGATTATCATCAAGTTTAATCTTATTGGTGTGATCATCATTTTTGATAACATTAATATCATCAAGGTCAATCATCACGGGAACCTGAGTATCTTCATCATCAGGACAGATAATATTTACTTCAATCTCTTCACCAACAGACTTGCCACGAATGTTAAGGAACAGATACTCAATATCAAAAGTAGGAAGTGCTTCTACTTTGATACCCTTTGTCAAGATACAGTTCTTGATTACTGTCTTAATAGCATTTGTAATCTGTTTTGTATCTTCACTTTCTAAAGCGATAACTAAAACCTTTTCTTCTTTAACAAGGAAAGGTCTATATGAAATCTCTTCTCCTGTGGATGGCAACTCAAGGGTGTAAGTTGGGGCAGCAATCTTTGGTAAAGGCATAATATCCTATAGTTTTTTCAGTGTGATTATTTAGATGTGTTTACAGATTAAAAGAGGTGCTGAAATTTAATTCTTCTTGAACGAGTCGAATATCTTCTGATGAAAGTACATCCTTGTTAAACGCATTTTTATTAAAGGTGCCGGTCAAATTTTGCGTCTCTTTATTCAAAGCAGGTGTTTGCTTAGATCCAATTTTAGAACTCTGATCTCCAATCTTGCCAGGTGTGGTGCTAGGTTTTTTTATAAGATCATTAATAACATAACGAAGATATGAGAATGAAACCGTGCATTTCAAAAGCGATGATGAATCATATGATACTGGCATGGATGATATGGTAAATGGGTAAGCATTTATAAATGTATATTCAAGTGAGCTACCAGTATATGCACCATCTTTTCCAGTCCTTTCAAATTTTGTGACCTTCAATCCTGATGGACAAACGTAATCATCAGAGTAACTTGCCCTATAAACATATGATTGACTTAAAGGACTTTCATTACCATCACCATCTTGAGTTTGAAGCATGATTGAATCTATCCACTTTTCAAAAAATCTTATGGAAAGATATTCATCTGCATCAACTAAGAACTCAAGATCAATCCTATCATCATATATTTTACGATATGCATGACGTTGAGTGACACCATGATATGTGTTGCTTAATTCAAGAGTAGCAAGTTGATGTCCAGGAAGACTTGCATTCGTGCATCTTATATTAAGTGCGTCTTGCTGCTCTCCACCATCAGGACGGATAGATTCTAACTCTGACCGAACCGCACCATTAGGTAGAGGGATCTGTACTTCAAAATGTGAAGTAAGGGCAGGATTAAGTAACTTTGCTTTGATGTCCGCTACTTTACGGATCTTGGGTTTTATTTCCGAAGGCATTTATAAATAATTTTTACCTTATATATTATGTATGCCAGAAAGCATCAAGAGTAAATACAAACCTTCATACCCTAAAAAATATAAGGGAAATCCTGACAATATTATATGTCGAAGTAGTTGGGAACGCAAGTTTTGTAAGTGGTGTGACCTGAATGAAAATATTACGGAGTGGGGTAGTGAAGAATTTTGGATTCCGTATGTGTCTCCTGTTGATAGAAGAGTGCATCGTTACTTCCCTGACTTCATCATCAAAGTAAAAGAAAGCACAGGTCAAATTAAAACCTATGTGATTGAAGTGAAACCAAAAAGACAGACCATAGAACCCAAGAAAAAAACTAGGGTTACAAAATCATATATTCATGAGTGCAAAACATATGCTGTCAACCAGGCAAAATGGAAAGCAGCGACTGAGTTCTGTGAAGACAGAAGGATTGAATTTAAGATAATTACCGAAGAAGAACTGGGTATCAAATGAATCGTATCGAATCCATAAGATTTGACATTCAATCTGAGAAGAGTATTGATGATAGAATGGAGTTGATTATGTATGCTCTGAATGATACCGTAACACCAATCCCCGAAGAGGGTAATATCTGCACGTTCAAATACTTTGCGAAGACTCCGAACATTAGATATGATCAACACCCATTGGTTGCAGTG